GCGCAGAGGTTTCTGGATATTGCGGGACGAGGGGCACTTCCAGTTCCACTTAATTATTACGGTGCGCACACAGGTAGGTGGTCAGCAAGTAAAGGTAGTGGACTTAACCTGCAGAACCTGAAGCGGGGATCGTTCTTACGCAAGTCCATCATGGCTCCTGATGGGTACAGTTTAGTGGTGTGTGACCTGTCCCAGATCGAGCCGCGTGTCCTTGCGTGGCTGTCAGACTACAACGAGATGCTCGACATTTTTAGATCGGGTGCTGATCCTTATGCTGCTTTCGGTGCGCAGATGTTTAACATACCGGGGCTAAGTAAAGAGAGCCATCCCGAACTCAGGCAATCTGCGAAGTCGGCGTTGTTGGGGTGCGGCTATGGTCTAGGCTGGGCTAACTTTGCGGCGCAGTTGTTGACTGGCTTTCTTGGAGCACCGCCTACTCGATACGATAAAAGTTTTGCCAAGCAGCTAGGTGTTGGCGCATACGATTTAGAAAAGTTTTTATCTTGGGATGAGAACACTAAACGCATGCTCGACATACCGCACACATGCACAGATGAAGAACTACTGGTGCATTGCCTAGCAGCAAAAACAATTATCGACAAGTATCGATCAGCCGCATGGCCAGTTGTTTCTTTTTGGGAGATGTGCTCATCGCTCATCGAACGCAGCCTAGCTAGCGGTAGCGCTATACCTTTTAAGTGTCTGACCTTTCAGAAAGAAAGTATTGTGTTGCCAAGCGGTCTGGCTTTGCGGTATCCTGAGTTGAAGGCGAAGCTTGACCCGAAGGGTCGGCCTCAGTGGTTTTACGGATCGAACGAAACAAAACTGTACGGCGGCAAGCTAACAGAAAACATCGTTCAAGCCGTGGCTAGGTGCGTCATGACGGACGGTATGCTGCGAGTACAAAAAAGGTATTCGTGTGTGCTAACTGTTCACGATGAAGTTGTAGTGTTGGTGCCGGAAGAGGAAACGGAAGAGGCCAAAGAATGGGTGTTGGCACAGATGGTTGTCGTCCCGACATACATGAAAGGTCTTCCGCTTGAAGCTGAAGTAGATGCAGGTAAGAGATATGGAGATGCTAAATGACAATACCCAAGCGCATTAAAGTTGGCAGGAAATGGTACGCAATTAAACAAGTCAAACACGCAGGCAAAAGAATAATGGGGGAGATTGACTACGATAAAAACACAATCAAGATTGGCAAGGAAAGCGCTGCGCTGGGAACTAAATACAAAACAGAAGAGATCTACGACACCTTCTGGCACGAGCTGACCCACGCAATTCTCCACGACATGAAGAGCAAACTCGATGACGATGAAGAGTTTGTTATCAGTTTTTCCAATCGGCTTAACAAGGCCATCCTCTCAGCGGAGTTCTAATGGAACACAAAATCGTCTGGTCGCACAGCGCCCTTAAGGATTACGAAGGTTGCGCTAGGCGATACCACGAAGTGCGGGTGTTGAAAAACTATCCGTTTGAAAAGACAGAGCAGATTATTTACGGGGAGGAATTACACAAGGCGGCTGAACTGTATGTGCGAGACGGGGTAGAACTGCCACCGCAGTTTGCTTTTGTTAAACCTACAATCGATGCGCTGCTTTTAAAACCCGGACGCAGGTTTGCCGAGCACAAGATGGCGCTGACGATTGACCTGCAGCCGTGTGATTTTTTTGCCGAGGATGTGTGGGTACGCGGTATCGTTGATCTGCTGATTGTGGATGACGATGATCTGACCGCATGGATTGTGGACTACAAAACTGGAAGCGATAAGTACCCAGACATTGGGCAGCTAGAACTTATGTCGCTCTTAACCTTTGCCCACTTCCCCCATGTTCGTCACATTAATTCAGCTTTGTTGTTCGTGGTGAAAGGGACGATGCACAAGCACAAGATGTCGTTAGACCGCGCACCAGACGCATGGTGGAAATATAGAGAGCGAGTAGCTCGACTGGCTGGATCGTTTGAAACAAATGTATGGAACCCTTCACAGTCTCCACTGTGCAAGTGGTGTCAAGTAAAAGGATGTGAGTTCAACCCGAGGCATTGATTATGACTGACCAAGAAAAAATTGTTACCCGCTTTACCCTTTTGTCCCAGATGTTTAAGAAAGAGAAACCCACCTTTTCAAAACGTTTGTTGGAGTGTGTGTATGAAGAAGATCAAGCACCCATTAAATGTGAGAAAGATATTCTGGTTTATTTGTGGGCGATGAAGTACGGCCACTCACCTGTCGAGCTTGAGCGTATTGCTGAAGATGGGTTTATGTGTTTGGCTGCAGTTCGTTTGGCGCAGGAAAATAAGTTGAAGTACTTGGCTTGGAAAGAACCCGGCAAGGTTGTTATCGCCGAACCTTTAACCCGATTCGAAAACTTTGAGGGGCTACAGTTGAATGCAGATAGTTGATAACAAAGTTCTGGTACTGCGTACGCGCAACCCGAACAAATATAAAGTAATACCAAGAAGCGAGATAGTAAACAAAACAGAAAACGGTCTTCACGAAGTAGCAATTTTTTGGGGGTTAGATGAAGCGAGGGTATTAAAGAATCTTGGAGTTAAAGATGTACCCTCGCCCATCATCTCTCGATACGACTGGCCCGGAAGGTTCGCACCTTTTAAGCACCAGATAGAAACATCCGCGTTTCTCACGCTTAATCAACGCGCGTTTGTTTTCTCGGAGCCGGGTACGGGTAAGACGCTTTCTGCTTTGTGGGCAGCTGACTACTTGATGAAAACAAAACGGGTTAGGCGCTGCCTTATTCTTTGCCCGCTTTCGATCATGCACTCTGCTTGGATGGGTGACATAGGTAAAAGCATCATCCATCGAAGTGCGGTTGTAGCGCACCACACGCAAGCCGTACGCAGGATAGAACTTGTGCAGGGCGACTACGAGTTTGTTATTACCAACTACGATGGGCTGCACTTAATAGGTAATGAAATAGCAAACGATGGGCGGTTTGATCTCATCATCGTGGACGAAGCCAACGCCTATAAAAATGTAGCAACCAAACGATGGAAGGCGCTTAACAAAATTATTACGCCAGACACATGGCTGTGGATGATGACGGGAACCCCGGCTTCGCAGTCTCCGCTTGATGCGTATGGTTTGGCAAAGCTGGTTAACCCCAGCGGCGTTCCTAAATTCTTTACGGCTTGGCGTGACATGGTCATGAACAAGTTAACCCAATTTAAATGGGCTCCGAAAGAAACGTCTGCTGCCAAAGTCCATGAAGTTCTACAGCCCGCCATTCGATTTACAAAAGCCCAGTGTTTGGATCTGCCCCCCGTCATGGTTGAAACTCGGGAGGTGGCGCTTACCCCCCAGCAGTCCAAGTATTACAAGCTGCTTAAGGAACGCATGCTAGTCCAAGCAGCGGGCGAAACAATCAGTGCAGTTAATGCAGCCGCAGGAGTTAATAAGTTGTTACAGATCAGTGCAGGAGCTGCGTATACGGATGATGGGGAAGTGGTGGAGTTTGATTGCGCACCTCGGCTAAGCGTGTTGATGGAGGTTATCGAAGAGACCGACCGTAAAGTTCTGGTCTTTGCCCCCTATCGCCACAGCATAGACACGATCAGCCGCCATCTGACCAAGTACAACATATCCAACTCGCTGATTCACGGGGACATCAGCGCCTCAAAGCGGGGGTTTATTTTTAAGAACTTTCAGGAGAACCCCGATCCTAGGGTGCTGGTCATACAACCCCAAGCTGCGGCTCACGGAGTGACCCTGACTGCAGCAGACACGGTTGTATTCTGGGGTCCGGTGCTTTCAGTTGAAACGTATCTGCAATGTACCGCTAGAGCAGACAGGGTTGGACAGAATTCGGACTGCGTCACGGTCGTTCACATACAGGGCAGCGACATCGAGCGCCGGATGTTTAAGCAGTTGGAAGGGCGGGTGGATGAGCACAACCTGTTTATTAAGTTGTACGAGGAGGAGATAGCCAGTTGACAAGGAGACTACAATCCTGTCAAAATCTAGACATAACAAAGAAGGAGGTCACTATGACTGACATTGTTCCGATGGACAAGCTTGCCAAGATTTACATAAAGATCCGGGCGCGGATACAGGAGCTCACGCAGGAGTATGAAACACAGGTTGAAGAGCTGAAAGCCCAGCAGAACGAGCTGGTCTCGGCTATGAAGGATCAGATGCTGGCTATGGGTAGTACTACCATGCGAACCGATGCCGGCACTGTGATGCTCAGCAAGAAGACACGCTACAGCACCTCAGATTGGGAGGAGTTCAAGCTGTTTATGGTTGAGCATGATGCGATTGACTTGTTGGAGAAGAGGATTGCGCAGTCCAACATGGCAAAGTTTCTTGAAGAAAACCCCGGTATCGTACCGCCGGGGTTGAACTCCGATACGGAGTATGCAATTAGCGTACGCAAACCCACTCGATAAGGAGTACTTTATGTCTAACGTAGTCGCGTTTAACCCCGGGAAAGCTCCCGCCTTCGCCAAGAAAGCTGGCGCGTTGTCCAGTATTGCCAAAGCCCTCGTTGGTAGCGGCACCGATAACACCAAGCGTATCTCCATCAAGGGTGGGGTGTTTCGTCTGGTGTCTGGCGGTAAAGAGATTGCCTCAATCGAAGACCGTTTTCTTGATGTGGTTATTGTTAACGCCGCCCCAAATGTGGCGCGGACTTTTTATTCCGGCAAGTATGTAGAGGGCGAGACCGCCGCCCCCGATTGCTGGTCTGCTGATGGCGAGAAGCCCTCGGCTGAGGCGAAGAACCCCCAGTCTGATCGTTGCGCAACCTGCCCCCAGAATATTCGGGGTTCGGGTGAGGGCGAGTCCCGTGCTTGCCGTTTCTCTCAGCGGCTGGCAGTTGTTCTAGCCAACGATATTGAGGGCGATGTGCTGCAGATTACCCTGCCCGCCACGTCAATCTTTGGTAAAGAAGAAGGCGAGAACCGCCCACTTCAGGCGTACGCTCGCTGGTTGGCTGCGCAAAACATCAACCCCGAGATGGTTGTAACCCGTCTAAAATTTGACACTAAGGCAGCTGTACCCCGCCTGTTCTTTAAAGCCATGCGCTGGCTGGACGATGATGAATTTCAGGCAGTTACGGATGCAGGTAAATCCGACACCGCCATCAAGGCTATTACAATGAGCGTGGCTGTGTCCGATAAAGTGGCGGAACCGAGTGCACCAGCACCCAAGAAAGCCAAGGCCGCCCCGGTCGAGGACGATGACGATCATTCCGAAGAGCCTACCGTACGCAAAGACAAGGCAGAAAAAGAGGCCGTGCCCAAGCGTGGTAATCTGGCGAATGTGGTCGCCAACTGGGACGCAGACGACGAGTAACCTTTTTAGGGGGAAAGCGGTTTAACTGGTGTGAGATCCGGTTTTTTCATATGCCCGTGAGTACCCCACCCCTACACCTATGCCATATTCAGAAAAAACAAAAGACGCAATTGCAAACGCGCCCGACTGCCTCGGCAAAAAGCTAGGTCAGCTGGCGATGCTTCGTGATATTTCAGTTCTTCGTGTAGCAAAAGCTACGGGTGCGACACGCCAGACGGTGTACAACTGGTTCACTGGTGGTGAAGTAGCCAACGCATACAAGCAACGCGTAGAAGACCTTATTGAAATCTTGAAGTCCGTTACCCAATCAGACGATGCATGGAGAGCCATATGCCAGAAATTCAACCTACAGTTTTAACGGACGAAGAGCTTTTCAGTTATGCGTATCAGCTTATGGATCCTAAGAATGGGCTGCCTTTGGCCTATCAACAGGAACTTCTCAAGCGTTTCGAAAAACTTCTCGACCTGAAATAACAACCGAAAATTAAGGGGTGTACATGGATCCGCTGAATTTTTTAGCGGCTGTGCTTCCATCTTCGGGTGTTTATTGTGTAGCTGAACTCAGTAGCCCGAAGAAAGAACACGTTTTTGTTGACCGAATCGATGAGATTTGCCCGGTTGCAGACAGGCTCTGCGATGCCGGACTCGATGCGTACTTTGCACTAGCGAGTTTCAAGGAAAAAGGCGAGCGTAAAGCTGGCAACGCACAGGCGCTTAGATCGCTGTTCGTAGATATAGATATTGGTAAAGCAGGCGCTTACACCAGTAGGCAAGAAGCAGCAGAGGCATTCGATGACTTTATACAGAAGACAGGTCTTGCGCAGTTTGGGCAGCCATGGATTGTGTCCTCCGGTGGCGGTCTGCATGTTTATTGGGGGTTTGATAAAGAGCTTTCTGTCGAAGAGTGGAAACCGATAGCCGAAGGGTTTAAGAAGTTAGCCCGCAAGGAGGGCTTGAAGATCGACTTCAGCGTGACCGCTGATGTTGCTCGTGTACTACGCGTACCAAATACGCTAAACTTTAAGACGGATAGGCCACGCCGTGTACGGCTTCTTGTGGAGGGGGTAGTATTTTCTCCTGAATCCTTGAAGGCCCACATCTTAGGACTGTT